TTTAAAGTCTAGATCTGTTATTAAATTTGATATGAACGATGTTTCAAGTGCATTAACAAAATATAATGTAAACTTAACTGATTGTAAATTCATGTTACAATTATATACTACCCATGCAAAAAACTTACCCGCTGATTATACAATTGATGCTAAATTAGTCGGAGATGATTGGACTAATGGTACAGGCTTAGTAAGTTTAACAACTGCAGTTGATAATGGAATAACTTGGGACAATCCAAAATCTGGGTCTTTCTATTGGACATCAGGAAGCCAACAAATAGCAGTACCTTCCGGGAGTGCAAGTAGCATTTATATAAGTGGATCAGGAGAAGGTGGCAGTTGGCTATATCAATCTGGGTCTGGAATATATAGTGGTAGTTTAACATTTTATTCACAATCATTTTATACACAACCAGGATTAGATTTATCCGAAGATTTTAGTTATAGACCTACTGATTTAAATATTGATGTTACTGGAGCAGTGAAAACATGGATAAGTGGTTCGGGAGGATTTACTATTCCAAATTATGGCTTTTTATTACAATTTTCTGATGCAGATGAGGCAGATGTTTCAAAAACTGGATATGTAAGATTCTTTAGTAGAGAAACCCACACTGTATATGTTCCTAGATTAACAATGTATTTTGATAAATCTAGTTTTAATACAGGATCTTTGGCTGCAATGGATTTAAATTCATATACAGTATATACGAAACTTAAAAAAGAATATAAGGATTCAGCGGTAACTAAACTTAGAATTTATGCTCGTGATAAATATCCTCAAAAATCACCAACTAATTTATTTCCAATGACAACCGTAAAATATTTGCCTAGCAATACTTTATATACATTGAAAGATGCGGCTACAGACGAAACGATAATTCCATATGATAATATTTATACTAAAGTGAGTTGCGATAGTACAAGTAATTTTGTTTATATGGACATGACCGGATTAATGCCGACACGTTATTATCGTTTAGAGTTTAAAGTCACAGATGGCTTTGTAGAAGAATATATAGAAGATGATTTCTATTTTAAAGTAGTTAGGTAAGTAATATGCCAGGAGGAATTAATAGCAGCGGAATTAATAGCATCGGAATAAGTGAAGGCGGGGCTAGTAATAATACGCCAGGAACGAGTGGATTTAGTAATATCACAGAAGCTCCAGCACAATTACTGCTAGCTACGGATCTGGTACCAGAGCCTATAGCACAAGAAATACAACAACCATATATACTAAATGGATTGACATACAAATCTAATAATCCTTATATAATAGATAGGGATGGAGCTGGTAATATTAAATTACAAGAATCTGCTTCTAATCAGCGACTAATAATAGAACCATCAATTGAAAATATTACCAATCAATCATTTGTAGAAGTAGTAGATACACAATTTAAATATTTTAAATTCCCAGTAAGAGTAACTTCAACCGGTACAGAAGGATTAGATATCGATCTTCCTAATTTCAGGTATGATGTATACGAAGGAAGATTATTAAAAGATGGAGATACTTTATGGATTATCAAAGATAATTTGAAACGACTTTTTTACATCAAAGCAGACAGTACTTGGGCTATTAAAAACAGATTACCGCCATTTGCTAATATTGCCGGTGATATTGGCGGTAAAGAAAAAGGTGAAGATAATTGGTTTTCTACAACCGATGGCATTGAAACTGGATATGATAATAAGACATATACTATTACAGCTCCTTCTGTAATTGCTAGCTATAAAGAAGGCCCAGCATATACATGGTTAGACGCATTTCCAGATGGAGAAGACCGATATAGTAAATTTCATTATAGTGTGACTAATTTTGATAGCTTAGGAGGTACTAATATTTATATAAATGGACGTGATTTTTCTCCTGCTGAATTTAGCCAGGCCGCTTTGGGTAACCAACAACCACAGACGAGATTTTCAGAATTTAATACAGATGATACAAAAGACAGTTATCTTGGATTTAATGTACAAACTCCGAGTGGTTGGATTGATAGTTGGGGACTAAAAGATCCTCAAGATATTCATATATACAAACAGGATTCTACAACTGATTCCAATTGGAATTATTATGTCGTTTCCACCACAATTCATGTAATAAGAGTTGGGGGGACACATATGACACTAAACGTGGATGGAGATGGCGTTGATCTTAATATGACTCCATTTTTAGTGGATGGAGATGGAATTAAAAGTGGAACGCCTGTTGTAACATTCCCTGCACCGGGCGGCGGAGATTATGGCGGATGGGTTTTACGTATTCCGGAATTAATAGAGAGATTAAAAACAAAAAATCCTAATAAAATAGTTACATTATCAAATGGTAATGAACAAATAAAAGGAAATGTTGGTATAAGATTTAATCTACAATTTCCTGAATCTGGCCTACCTAATGCACCACAAACCAGGACAGTTTATTTTGAATACAGAATAAAAAAAGACCAGAACAATCGTGTTAAAGAAGTAGTTGGAGATTTTCATACTTCTTGGTATGATGGAGATAGTAACAGAACATATTCTGATATAGATGCAAATTGGAATAGCGATAATAACGCAGGCGGATGGGGGTGGTCTAAAATCATTGAGCCAATCAATGCGAACTTGGAATCGTATTCTTTATAATTTAATATGTTAAAACAATACTCAAATATCGACGAAATATTAAATGCAGATAAATCATTATCTGGAATTAGGCTTCCTAAAAAGTCGTCTGATTTACTATCATTTCCATTAAACAGAAGAATTGATTTTGATAGTACAGTTGCTCCATCAGTAGATAGTTTATTAGAATTTCATGTATATGCAAATGATACGTGGATAACAGGAGAACATACTTTACCAGTAACTAATGAATCTGCTACATTTACTAATACAGATACAAATCAAGATATACCATTAAATGGTGTCCCAATCAATATTGATTTGTTTTCACAATTTGATAATTTAAACTTAACAGCAGGAAATTATAGATTTGTAATCAATTTCTTTGAAAATTTAATTGGTAGTTATGCGCGACAGCATTTAAAAGTTGACGAAATATCTCCAGATCGAACAGAGGTAAGATTAAAAGCAATTAGCAAAAGTAGTACAGAATTTTTAACTCAAATTAATAATTATATTAATACAGTTAATCAAACTGCTATTCCAGGTGGATTTGCAAAAACATATCTTTTAAATTTTAGCAGAAACCAAACGTTTCAATATGTTAATAGTGTTGTAATCGGAGGATTTTTATATGTAAAATTATTAGCCCCACTGCCTGATACAATTGAAGAACAATTTAAGTGTTGGGTTGTAGAAGAAAATAAATATCCATATATTGATAATGTAGTTATATACTCAAAAGATACGATAAAAACATTTAATACATTATCTGGGCCAAATTGGCAAGCAAATAATCAACCATTTGATGTTTCTGCGGAGACTGATTTAAAAACATGGAATGATCTATTAGGATCATCAACACAAACATCACAAGAGATTGTCGATGCATATTTTTCGGGCAGTTTGTCAGGAGTTGGATTAAGTATAGATTATACTGATTTTAATAATTTTGTATTTTATAGTTCTGCTACAGAGCGACTTGTTAATTACAGATATAAATTAAATTTGTTAGAATATTATACAGAACAGTCTTCTTCGGCATCACAACTATCTGGATCTGTTTCTATAACTAATGCAGCAGATTATGATACGTTAAAATCTAGATTAATTGGTGGATTTGATAATTTTGAACAATTTTTGTATTACGAATCTTCATCTGGAATGTTTACTCATGAAATTCCGTTAGAAAATCCAACAGTTGAATTTATGACTGGTAGTTATATAAATCCAAATCCAAAATCAAATTCTACTTATCCATATATACAATACTCTATTACGAGTAGTCAATTTGAAAATTGGTATGATGGATTATATGACAGTGCATCGATATATGATAACAGAAATCTTAATATATTAACCAAATCTGTGCCTGAATTTATATTATTAGATGAAAGCAATGTACAATTATCAACGTTTGTTAATATGTTAGGTCAACATTATGATATACTTTATACGTATATTAACGCAATGACTCGAATTAATAAAAGAGATGAACATCCTAATTTAGGAATGCCAAATAAATTATTATATTCTGTGGCAAAACAATTTGGATGGAATTTACAAGATGGCAACCAACATAAAAATTTATGGGAATATACATTAGGAACAAATGAATATGGGACTCCATTAACCGGATCTAATTCTGTTGGTGAGCCTGCAGTATCCGCGCGAGATGTGACTTATAATATATGGAGGAGAATAGTTAATAATATTCCTGGGTTATTAAAATCTAAAGGCACAAAAAGAAGTATTCAAGCATTATTAGCTTGTTATGGAGTACCACAATCATTAATTACTATTAAAGAATATGGTGGGCCTAGATTAGACCGTATTCCAATATATGAACAATTGAATTTTGATTATGCACTAGATCTAATTAGAAATCCAGCTGGTACTGTTATAATCAATTATGATCAGCCAATTGGCAGTGTAGAATTAAGATTCCGCACAGAGAACATATTAACTAATCCTACGATGTCAAGCACAATGAATTTATATAATGTGGGTGGCAATTCAGTAACTGTTGATTTTTCTTCTGGTACATTGGGTACTATTAATATTAATGGAACTGCGTCTGCAGAAATTGAATGTTTTAATGGAGATTGGGTCAATACTATATTACGTACAGGAAGCTATGTTTCCGGCATAGGTATGGTATATGGTTCTGGAGGATATGGGTCTGGGACTTATGGGTCTGGAACTTCCGGGGGTCTGGAAATTGTTGCTAGAAAAGCTAAATACGGAAAAATTGTATCTACTGTTTCGGCATCTGCCATTGCAAGTTTACCATCAACTGGAACTATTACATTAGGAAGTACCAGTACTGGAGCAACTCGATTAGAAGGAGAATTGCAAGAATTAAGATTGTGGACAGGAAGTTTAAATGTTGAACCAGGAATTGGTGATCTCGATGATCCTTTTTCTAACCACACAAGAGCTCCTGCTGCATATGATGGTAATATAGATGCATATGATGAATTAGTATTTAGAGTTCCACTAACACAGAAAATTAATCATTCATTGACTTCAAGTTTAAATGGTGTAGAACCAAATCCTTCTGGAATATCTGCTTCTTTTGCAAGTTGGACTAATGATATACCATATGATTCAATTGAAGAAACATATTATTATGATGGTATATCATTGGGGGTAGGAACATTTGATGATAATAAAATAAGATTGGAATCAAATAATATAGTTGGTGCATTAGATGTTATAACAAGAGCAGAAAGGAGTCAATTTGATACTGCTCCATTAGATAGCAAAAAATTAGGAGTATATTATTCTCCACAAACAATGATTAATAAAGATATCATTGCACAATTAGGATTTCAGAGTCTAGATGATTATATAGGAGACCCGGGAGACCAAAATAGTAGATCGTATCCTGATTTAATTCGTGTAGCATCTGAATATTGGAAAAAATATAATACTAAAAATGATATTAATGCGTATATTAAAATCTTTTCATTATTTGATTTATCATTCTTTAAACAATTAGAACAATTATTGCCTGCTAGGGCGGATAAAATACTTGGATTATTAATACAACCAAATTTATTAGAACGAAGTAAAGATACAGCGTTGCCAAATGTTAATCGATTTGATGAATCACATGAAGGAGAGTTAGTTGCATATGAAAACCAAAATATGGATGCACAGTATCTTGTGTATAGTGGATCTACTTCTGTACCTGTTGCTACTATAATAGCATTTGATGATGACCAAATGGAAGCGTATTTAACTAGTAGCCAAAATAATTATGATGGAACTACATATTGTTATCCTTATTTAATTAGATCTTCAAGTGGGTGGATAAAATCATCGACTCCATATTGGTTATGCGAAGGAGTGATGCCAACTATTACTGGTAGTAGATTGTCAGAATTTTATGAATATATATATTCTGGTAGTGTTATGCGCCCAGCTGAAGTGCAGGATTATATGCCAATTGGAAAAGCACGACATGAATATATAGGATGTAAGATGACAAGCCCCGATTTTAATATCGATTCAACAGACACAATTGATGGTGGTCCTGTAGTAGAATTTATGGAAGCAAATCCAAATCAGATAATTACACAATCTCCAGGCCAACAAGGTGGGTTGGATATTAATTCAACAAATAATATAATGTAATATTTATATAAAATTAAAGGTTAAAGAAAATGGGATATT